TGAGCATCCCCCATTGACCTAGCAACTCAACATAGTTGTTATTTACTTCAATATCCCATGCACTCATCATAGCAAAGGTAGTATAGGTCATTAGAATGAATACAAGCGTCATAGGGCGAATGTTCTTAGATAGCCAAGAGTCTGACATCATATCTGCTTGAAGTCGCTTGGTAAGTTCTTGTTGCTCGTTCATATCTGCTTGTAATTGAGCCAACTCGCCATTTTTCTGCATCTCTAACAGTTTGATTTGAGCCTCTTGTTTAGCCTGTGGGTCTGGGACAAACTTATCTACAAGTTTCATCCCAACACTTAAAATGTCATCTATTCCAAACATTATTTCCTCTTCTCTCGTTCTTCAAGTAGTTGTACCTTAACTTGTAGTTGATGGATGTCTTTATAAACTTCTTCTTTAAGTCTATGCCTTGCCTCGGCAGATAAGGGGCTATCAGTCGGCACATTTTCTTTGGTAATTAACGCTGGCATCTGTCCTTCAATCTTAGTCAGCCTTGTAGAAAAGTCTGATACTTGACCTAAAAGCCATGCTAAACACGCTACAACAATAGGTAATACTGCTTTTAGGACATCTTGAATATTCATTTCTTATTCCAAAGTTCAAACAAAGTCTTAACTTTTTCTTCAAGGACTGACACTTTATTATCCATTTTGGCAAGCACAATAACAAGCGTTACAAACCCCACAAGCAAAGGCCAAATCTTTGCTAGTATGTCTACTGTTTCCACTATTTAACAGTAAAGTAATGAGAGAAAAACCCTACAAAACTAGAAAGTGCTGAAACAATTATCATACCAGCCCATAATGAACCTTTAGATCGTTCTGCCATTGCTAATAGTGTTTTTACATCAGCACGCAATTCAGAGATTTCTTTTTCCATAGTCTCTACCTTGTGCCACATTACACCAACTTTTATAGGGTCTATCTCTGCCATATCAACTTTCTAAAGAATCCTTCAGTTTCTTAATAAATGCCTCTTTATTTACAGATAATTGCACAAGAGTAAACTGAGTAGATCCAATCTTTCTATCTAAGTCGATGCAATGTTTAAATAATTCTTGTTGCTCTTGTGTTAAATCTTCGTAATCGTAAACTACATCATCTACAGTTATTTGAGTTTTTTTCGTGTCTTGACTCATTTAATACTCCTTTTAGTTAAAATTATGCCCAAGGCAATGCTGTGTTCTCAGGGCTTACAGGTGGTGTAATTAGACTGTCAATTTGTCCTTGTACGCATGATTGAGCACTATTTATTTGGTTCTCAGGAATCCAACTAATGACTAATTCCTCAGTTAAATCTGCATAAGGTATAAAAGTAGTCTGGTCTGTAGAGTCAAACTGTGTGTTACCACCAATAGATGCTGTGTATTCGCCATCAACTCCTGTTACTTCCCATAGTGCGTTAATCACATAGTTGGGGTCAGGTTGTTGTACTGTGTACATTGCTGTGATGCGTGTTGTAAAGACTGTTGCCATTTAATTCTCCTTATGGATGGGTTGCTTTGTATGCGTCAAATTCTGCTTTTAACTGCTTTATTGCGTTTATCATGTACCAAGTTAAGTTATCCGTATCTAATGACATTACACCTGTACTTTCAGTTTTCACACACTCAGGCAATATTTGTTGAAGTTCTTGGGCAATAACACCAAGTTGAACACCTTCTTTTTTAATGGCTTGTTCTTGTGGTAAGTCTGTAATTTCTTCTGCAATACGATACTCAAAGTTACGCACTTGAATCTGCGTAATTTTATCTAAACCTGTATTGTTATCTACAATGTTTTTCTTTAAACGCTGATCAGAAGTAATAGACCACGATAAAGAATTATTACCTTGATACACACCACCACTATTAGGATTTATAAAACCTGTAGATGAACCTTTACCAGCCGTGTTAAATCCTATAACAATTGACGAAGAATCGGTTGCACCTGATGTGTAAGCGACCGCTCCAATTAAAATGTTAAACTGTCCTGTTGTTAAATCTGTACCTCCAACTGGAGACCCATAACCAGCACCAGCACCGAAACATGAATTGTTTGTGCCACTTGTAATAGCATACCCTGCTTGATAACCTACGGCGGTGTTATTAGAGGCTGATCCATTATTTTCTAATGCACTACGACCATAAGCAGTATTGTTAGAACCAGTATTTAAATATAAAGTAGCAACTCCCATGCCTGTGTTGGCAACACCAGTCGAGTTTGTGAACCCTGTTTCATAACCAACATAAGTGTTATAATTGCCTGAACTATTATTATTACCTGCTGTAGTTCCAACAATAGTATTTGTAGCTACAGCACCACTTCCTCTACCTACTCTTACACCATAAACAGTTAAGTCAGTACCAGAGTATAAAAGGTTGGCTGAGTCTTGTAATAATCCACTAGCACCAGCGTATGTTACTCGACCACTTGTTAGACTAGATAAACTTAAACTAGCACCAGCTATCGTTCCTGTAAGTGTAGGACTAGCTGATAAAACATTATTACCAGTTCCTGTATTTGTTACTGAGACTACATTTTTACTTGCATCTAAGGCTAATGCAGTTGATGCAGTTAGACCTGATAATGTAGTTGTAGATGATGTAGAAAGTGTAGTAAACGCACCTGTACTCGCTGTTGTAGCACCTACTGTGCCATTTAATGCACCAGCAAACTTAGTAGCTGTTACTGTTGTGCCATCCCATGTAAAACTTGATGAGCCACCTAATGAGCCACTATTATTAAACTGTACTTGTGTGTTAGAACCACCTATTGAGCCTGTGCTTTTAGTAGCTAATACTTGAACTACTCCACTAGAATCTTCGTAGTAAAGTTTTCCATCGTTAGTGTTTATAGCAAGTTCGCCAGGGACAAGATTAGCTGCAGTAGGAACTGCACTTGCAGTCGTAGAATAATACAAAGATATGGGCGTAAAATTTGTGGCGGCCATGATTAAATCCTTCTTTCTAATTGATTAAGTTTGCGTTGTTCCCAAACTTTTTTGGTTGCTAATGATAATTTTAGTCTAGTTTCTAAAGATGGTGAACCTTGTTTTTTACCAATATGTGCTGCAGATATTTTCTTTTTTGATTCTTCCGTATGTGGTCTACCAAGCTGACCAGTTAAAGATTTGCTTATTTTTTTGCAAGTTTCTTCATTTCTTTGTTTACCTAACCAATATTTAGTTGGATTTGCTTGCTTGGTTGCAGATATTCTTTGTTTTGTTTTTTCACTATGAGATTTACCATAAAAGTGATTGTTTTCACCTAAATGTGCATCTTTCATCTTTTGTTTGGTTTCATCAGAATGAATAGTTCCACGCTTTGCATCACCATTACGCTTTTTTTGTTCTTCAGTATGTCTATAACCTGTTAATCCATCGCCACCATCAGTTAAGTTGTAACCATTAGGCACTTTTGTTTGATATTGAACAATTAATTGCTTTTCTAAATCTTTTAAATCAGGTATTGTTTTTGCAGATGCTACAACTTGTATTTCAAACGCATCTATACCATACTTATTTATGGCTTTATTTAGTAACTGACCACAACTATTGCCTAAATAACAATGCTCGTACCATCTCCTAGCAATTTTGCGAGTAGTAATGCCTACATACGACTTACCATTTTGTTTATTGGTAATAATGTAGGATTGCATTAGAATGATCCTCCAAAGATGCCTGTTACGGCTGTTATAGTTCCTGCATTTGTTATGTTATTTCCACCCATTGCAAGGTTTCCTGTCATTGGTGTTTGACCATCACTTGCTACTGATCCTGTTAATGAACTTGCAATATCGTTTAATGTCGTATTTGCCCATGTACTTGATATTGTAGTACCTGTTACTACAGGATTGCCTGCTGGTAAGCTATATGTCCCACTTCCGTTGCGACTCATGGTTGTTCCTTCCTTAATTGTTCAGCTAACTTTTTAGGGTCAAAATTAACTGCTTCTTCTACTTGTTTCTTTAATGCTCTTTCCATAGCTGTAGTGGCTGCAAAATCTGTAGCACCACCAAGTAGGGGTATTTTTTTAGTTTTTTTAGCTATTGTATCTAAAGTTCGTATAAATGCACTAGCAGAATTAGAGTAATTTTCAGCACCAGCTACTTTATTGTAAATTGTCAAAGATGTATCTCTTAAATCACGAATTTCTTGAGCACCTGATTTACCAAATAAATAATCTAATTTACCATCTTGATCCAATTCTTTCACAAATGAATCAAACTTTGCTGGTGAAACAATCCTATTACCATTTGCATCTGTTTTAATGTTTTTAGTTACTGATGATTTTAATTCTTCTATTGTTTGACCTTGCAATTCTTTCCATGCTTGCTGACCTTCTGGCCCTGCTTTTTTAAGTGTTCTTCCTATTGCCATTACATCATCTAAAGAACCTTTCATTATTGCATGATCAAATATATCCTCAAATGCTACAGCCCTATCTTTAGTGCCAGGTTTCTTTCTTAATAATTTATCAACATAACCAACATTTTCAAATTCATTGGCATACTTTGTTCTTAATTGTCTTGCTTTTTGGTATAACTCACCACCTTGACCTTCCATTGCATTATTAATGAGTTTTTTCATGTCTACTGCATAAGTTGCACTAGCTGTTTCAGGATCATAAGTTTTATTAATTAATTCATAAATATCTTCAAGTTGATTAATACTCATTTTTCCTGTTTTTTTAGGATCATTAATTTTTATTTCATCTTCTACAATACCTATAATTTTTGCTAAATCACCTTTTAAAGTTGGTCTGTTTTGAAATTGATTTATATATTGTTGTAAAGGTTGATAATTTACAGGACTTTGCATTTCTCCTGATTCTCTAGCAAGATTATAGGCATCACCTGTTTTTTTCCATGCGTCATTAGCATAATTAACTAATGCTTTATCAACAACTTTACCAACAGGTCTTAAACCAAAAGGTTCTGCTGTTTGAGCACCTGTAGCATCCACAAATGCATCAAAATTTTGCAACATTTTTTCATTTTGCTCTAACCCTTTTTTGACTAATGGTTGTGCAAGTTCAGGGTAATTCTTAGGTGTTTCAACCTCAAATGCTTGCTGGCCTAAATCTCTAGTCATTTGACCTTTAGTTAAAGGTATAGGAACTCTTAAATTTTGTGCTAATTCTGCTCTTTGAATAGCTTTAGGTACTTCAGCAGCACCAACTCCACTCATGGTAGATGTAGGCTCTGTCCTTAATGCTTGTGCCATACGCTGTGCTGGTGCTTCTACAGCTATCTGTGTAGGTGCTTGAAGTAACTTTCCACCTTTAGCTAGGCTTTGCAATAATCCACCACCTAAATATGGAGGTAGTCCCTCTACTGCTTTACCCATTGTGCTTAAAATGTCTTGGGAAACAGGCGATTGTGGTTTATACGCATATTTTCCAGCAAATTCTAATGGTTTTTGTGGGTTTACAAATGGACTAGGTAAAGCTAACGCTGCACCACTTGCCAAGGTTGCAGGAACTTCAGCAATAGGTGCAATGTAATCCATTAACTTTCTAGGTTTTTCAGGTTCAGGTTGCATAATGCGTTCACCTTCGCCTACAGGTATACCTAATCTGTTTGTTTCTCTACCACCAGCTTGAGCCATACGCATTTTAGCTTCAGCTATGGCAATAGCTTGTTGCTGTTCTAAGGTATAGTCTGCCATATTATTGCTTCTTTTTCTTAAATAATGCTTGTTGTTCAGGTGTCATATATTTAAATATTTCAGGATCAATTTCTGGTGTTTGTGTTTGCATTAATTTTATATCTTTAGCACCTGGGCCTGCTTGTCTTTCAATAGCTTTAATAGCTAATCTTCTTGCATCTGCTTTTTGATCCATAACTGCTTGAGAATCACCAAGTTTAGGGAAATATTTATTATCTTCTGTAGCATATTCATCTTTACCAATCGCTGCACCTGATTCTTTACGCAATACAGCAGTAATAAAATTGGTTTTAGCTTGTATAAGTCTTTGCTCGTCAGAAGTTTG